ACCCAGACTGGCGGCAATAAAACAATTATTCTTCAGAATGCTTCTGGTGATGGTGTTACTGGTGGTTATGCAAATAATATTACGGGTAACTGGTATAGAGATTACTGGCAATTAGGGCTTGTACGATCAGGTACAGCAGCTATGACTAATATTCAAATGAATGTTGTATCACCAGAGTTAGGACAGGCAGCAAGTTTTATGTGGTATCCAAATGGTGTATCCCATTCTGAAAAACATACCGCAGCCCCTATGCCTGGGTCATGGAATAATCCAGGACAGAGTTCATCAAGCCCATACTTCGTTAAAACTGCTATTGGCAATGATAGTGGTTTTGCTGGTGATAATACATATGGACGTGCATTCATCATAAATCCTGCAAATGGAGATATTAGTACTTGGGCTTCTGGAGGCGGTTTTGACGGGCAAAGTTATATTTACCAGAAGAATCCAAATTGTGATATTAAATTAAAAGATGATGTTGATTATATTGATGGCAAAGAAGCTTTTGACAATATCATGCAGATCAAGCCAGCTACATATATATATAAAGCAGATGAAAAGCGTCGTGTTCGTCGTGGTGTAATTGCACAAGATATGCAGGAGATAGATCCAGAATATGTGAAGCTTCTTAAATTCAATGAAGAAATTGAAGGCGAAGATACTATTGAACAACTTACGTTAGACAGCAATCCAATTATGCTTGATAACTTACTTGCTACTAACTATCTAGGTAATTTAGTACTGGAACAGCAAAAACAGATTGATGACCTAAAAGCTTTAGTGCAATCACTACTAGTTAATGAATAAATACAATCGGGGTAAATGGGTTTACCCCACAATAAAAATTATATAAGGATATATAAAATGGCAATGGATATTTTTTCTGGTGCAAATCTTGTAGTTGAATTGGGTACAGCAGGTGCTACCGTAGCTACCGATTTTAAACAAGTACCGGAAGTTGCAGCATTTACTACTTCAGGTTTCGAAAGTACTGTAATCGATGTAGTCACTTTTAATAGCAAATACAATCGCAAACTATTAGGTACGAAAAGCATTCCAGATATCGAATTGAAAGTAAATTTCATTCCAGATAATGAAATTCATGAGAAATTAGAGCAATTAGCAGCAGATCAAAAACGCTGCCAGGTTCGCTTAAGTTACTATGAGGATGAAACCCACACCACAGGATTTTATGTAGTGTATACATGTTTCGTGTCCAGTACTACTCTTGGCGGAAACAAGGATGAAACAATTACAAAGACATTCAACTTAGCTGTAGATGGCGGGGAAGTTAAGAGCGGTATTCTACCAGAAGCTTAATAAACAAATAAATAAAGGGAAGGCGGAAGCTTTCCCTTTTTACTGGAGAATACTAAATGAATTTAAATGAACTAAAAAAGAAACTACAACCTAAACTACATGCTTTTGAGATTGAAGATACAACTATCTATATTCATCGTCCTACTGGTCGAGATTTTGAACATTGTACTGACATCAAAAATACTCTAATTCTGTGTGTGAAAGATGAGAACGGCGATCCGATTTTTTCGGCTGAAGACATTGATGGGCGTATTAACGTTAACGCTATTGATTTTGTAATGCAGAACGAAATCTATGCTGCAATCATCGCACTGGTTAGTAATAGTAATGCAGTGGATGAAATTGAAAAAAAGTAAGAGGTGATAACCAATTAAAGTACTTCTGCAAAATGGTTAATAAGCGAGGTCTGTCACCAGAAGAATACTTTAACCTGGATAGTGAAGTGCTCGATATGCTTATGATTTACGATGCTTATATAGAACCTTCCGGTACTTATGTTGATATGTTGTTTCATGCATATAGTAACTACATCACCTCAATCAATAATCCCAATCTGACCAGTGAATCACGTAAAAAAATCACAGTTAAGGATTTTGATTTTCTGGATATTCTCAGTGCTGAAAACTTATCAACTCTTGAAAAAGCTGAGAAGCGAGAGGCTGAGAATCAAGAGAAGCAAGCTAATAACATTAATGCATTGGGTGAATATATAAAAAGAAAAGCATTAGGAAAAAAATAAGAATGGCAAATAATAATAGAATCCGATTCGATATTGATGGTGATACGTCCGGCTTGAATCGGGCTTTACGTGATGGTGAGAATGCATTACGTGATTTTGGAGATAATGCGGGTGGGATTGTTGGTGATCTTACAAGCCGTTTCGGCGGTATGGCAGGGGGATTTGCTACTGCAATGACCGGATTAGCCGGGGCTACTGCTATAGGGATCGGCGGTCTAACTGCTATGGTCAATTCCAGTCGTGAATATGTCCGTGAAATGAACGAGATTAGCCGTAGTACTGGATTATCGGTGGTACAGCTTCAGCAGCTCAGTAGTGCTTTTGCAGGACTGGGACTACAGATCGATAAGCTTGGGGATTTCAATAAAGACACCCTTGATAAGCTTGGGGATAGTTTCAGGGCTGGCGGTGGTGTTGCAGATGATTTGAAAGAGTATGGCTTAAACCTACAGGACTATAACAAATATCTGAAACAGGCAGACGGTGGTATGAAAGCAGTTATTCATACTTTCTATGCTATGCGTGATGCGGGTAAGTCGCAGGCTGAGATAGTAAACGTTATGGAAACGCTTGCCTCAGACTCATCTCATATGATTAGTACTTTGCAACAGTTCAAAAATGAAACTGAGGCAATGAACTATGTGCAGAGCCAGAACGCCGCAGTAAGTAACGAGGCCGCACAGAACTACGCAGAGTTTGATAAGAATCTGGGTAAGCTAACTACCCAGCTCAAGGGAACGGTTGCCGATGGTCTTAACCCCCTTGTCAACGCAATGAATGCAGTAATCGACGCAGCTAACAAGAAACCGCATGAAGCGGGATTATTTGAAGATCTCAACGAGCGTATCAAAACCTCGAAGGGGTCATTGCAGGATATGTTAGATATCTGGCAACAGTTACGCCTTGCGGGTGCATTAAACTATCAGGGTGCAGCTCTTCATACGGGCAGTATGGATAATGGTAAAAGTAACGAAGCTGCCCAGAAGCAAGATAATCTTAAGTCTCTGATGACTAACCTTCAAAATGATATGGCGGTAGTCAATGCCCCTCGTGATGGTTGGAAGGATAAAGCGAAGGAAGCTGAAGATGCAGCTAAGAAGGCAGAAAAGGAACGTAAGAAGCGTGAAGCAGCGGATAAGGCCGCCAACACAAAACGTCTACAGGCACAGCGTAACCTTGAGGCAGCTCTAACACAGGTAGGTGAAACCGGGGCGGAGATACGCTTACAGCAGTTTGATAGACAACAGAAGGCTCTTATCCAGTCAATCACAGACAGTGCAAAAACTCTTGGGATTCCGACAGATCAGTTAAAAAATTATATTGATGAAGCAAATGCAAGCGGTCTAACTAAGCGTAATGATTTGATCAACGGGATGATTGGCTATCAAGATCCTAATCAGGGCTTGAAGGATACAAATAATTTATTAAATTCCGGTGCGTTGGGTTCCAGCCAGAAGAATTATGTTGCAGATCAGCAAGCACAGCGTATCAGTGGTGATAATCCATTTAGCTATAACAATACCGACCAAAAACTACAGCAAAACACAGAGGCTATGAATCTGGAGTTGCAGCAGAATGATCTATTGCTAAAGGGGCATGAGGATTATGAAAAGCGAAAAGCAGAAATCACTGCTAAGTATAATGAGGCCGCAGCGGCAGTATCACGCGGAATTACAATTAGTCAGACAATTTTATCAATCCAGTCAGCACTGGCCCAGGCATTAGCTACACCATTCCCGCAAAACTTAGCGGCATATGCACAGGTAGCATCTCTGGGTATGTCGATTATCAGTACTGCAAAGGGTGCAAGTGGTCAGTTCCACGGTGGTATAGATGAATTACCTTCAAGCTATGATAATAAATCATTTGTACTGAAGGCTGGCGAACGTGTAGTACAGCCGGAGGCAAACAAAAAGCTTACTCAGTTCCTTGATAATCAAAGTTCAGGTAATTCATCGGGAGAAATCACTATCAACGCACCATTGATCGTACAGGGTGCTGTAGCAGATGATGATGCAAAGTTTCAGGTAATGTTAAAGAAGCACGCCAACAATGTTAATCAGGCGGTTAGGGACGCTCAAAAGCGTAATACATAATGTCATGTGGCTACCTTACGGATTTAATTTTATAGATATTAATTCTCTAAGGTAGTCACATAAAAATCAAAGAGGGGGCTAAGTGCTCTCTTTTTTTATAAATACCTTATGAAATTAATGAGGTATTTTATGGCAAGTTTTTCAAAGAATGTGAAGGTTAATAACTTTCAAATCAAAAGCGTTGAGCCAATCTATAGTAATAAAACATGGACAGGTCAGCGAATCATGCGAAGTACTGGCATTCAGTACTATGAATTGCAATTCCAGCTTAGCTTTAATGTAGCAGATATAGGTGAAATTAATAGCTTCCTCGCTCAGTACTCCCAGGGTAAGCCCTTCACCTTTTCACTAGGTCATTTTAGTACTTACCGTGGATCACAAAGTGGTGCTTTAACTAGCGAATTTGAAGCCGCTAAGGGTACTCGTGTTATCAGTACTAATAATAATGCAATGGCAGTAGGTGAGCTAATTCAGTTTACCAATCACAAGAAAATTTATCGAATCATTGAAAGCACTGGTAATACATTAACTATTTTCCCGGCACTACAAAACACCGTACAGGCAAGCGAACCGATTATATATGACAACATAATGATCGAAGCCGTTCTTGATCCAGACAATGATTACTCAATGCCAATTACTAACATCATCATGCTACAGCTAAAGGCAACGGAGAACATTATCTAATGGATGAGAATATTTTAACCAATACACAATTACTAAAATACTGGAACCTAGTAAGGGGCGGTAATAAAACACGCCTTACAGTAATGGAAGTTATGAGTTTAGGTGTACATGTAACATGTTTCGATGTACTACCTAAAGGTACAAATGGTTTTCACTGGACAGATTCACTTATTGATATTGATCTGGACGGAAACAAGTACATTAGCTTTCCAGATATCATTACTGGTTCATTGCCATCTTTCACAGAAGAGAAAGGTATAAGTAATGATTCAATCAATTTCAAGGTTAGTAATGTCAACCAATCAGTACGGGCATTAGTCTTCGGTGGTAAGTTCAAAGATGCTCAGATGAACATAACCCTAGTAATCCTTAATCCCTATGACAGTACTGTATTGTATTCGATGCGTATGTTTAGTGGTTTTATTGACTACGTACAGGCAGTTGCAGATCCCAATCAGAAAAATAATGAAATGACCATATACGTTAACAGCGTATACAAAAAACTAGACAGACAACCACCCCTAATTGCAGCCAATTCGGTATATCAATCTCTCTATAAAGGTGATGAGTACTTTAGCTTATTAGGCCAGGTGAATCAGGATCAAATCTGGCGGTACAAATGATACATAACAAATTAATGAAAATCATTCAGTACTCGATTGATAACCCCTACCAGTTTGGTGATAACGATTGCAACCTAATTGTACTCCGCATTATCGATTTGTTCGCAGGAACATCATTATCCATACGTGAATATACGAGCGTTAAAGAGGGTATAGCAGGACTTAATAAGGAAGGGTGGAATCATACCGGGGAAATCGTTGAGGCGTACTGTGATGAGGTTACGCACGTTATTGATGGTGATATTTGGCTAGATCCAGATAACCCATTAATTATGGCAGTAGTTGTAAGTGGTCGCATTCTTGGAGTGAATGACGAGCATAACGGTTTTGTACTTCAACCAATACCAAAAAAAGGAAAGTATTACAGAGTAAGGAAACAAGATAATGGGTAAAAAAATTGGCGGTTTTGTAGGTGCATTAATTACTGCCGTAGTAGTTGCAGCTGCCGTGTACTTTACAGGTGGTACAGCATTAGCTGCTTTAGCCTGGGGTGGGGCAGCAGGTGTAATCTCCCTTGTAGCAACAAGTATGCTAGGGCAGATTGGTGTAACGGGATATGGTGACGTAACTGATTCACTTGGCAGAAGTACATCACCAACAACGGGATTACCCGTAATTTATTCGGGTGAGTTACCGCATAAAAATGGTGTATCCGGTGGCTCGTTCGTACTTACTGGTACTATCTGTACCTGGTACAACATACCTAACAGTGATTCACAATATCTGTTCAGTGAACAGGCAGTATGTTATACGGGCGTGCAAAATCATATTGAGCAAATCTATATTGATAATGAGCCAGTACTTTCAGTACCAGTCACAAGCGATGGAGTCGTTCCTACTGCAAACATTGCCGGTAAGTATCAGGGACTATTACAATTAGAAGTTACATTTGGTGGTGATTATAAAACTACTAAGACCCTAGCTAAACAATATGCCGGACCGAAATGGACAGATAAATTCTTAGGGAAGGGTGTTTGCACTATTAGTGCAGTAATCAAGAAAACACAGGATTCTTTAGAGCAAAACCTATTAACAAATGATCAGTTTACGATGCAGGTTGAGCTTAAAGGGCAGGAAATATTATCCCTTGTTACTGGTACTAAATTCGCTACATCAAATCCACCTTCAATAATTTATGATTATCTGACTAATACAATATATGGAATGGGCATTGAGCCAGCACTGATTAATCTCGATACGTTTATTGAAACTGCTGCATATTGTCATCAACTAGAATATTACGCGAATGGTGCGATAAGCTATCAAAATACATATAAAGAAAACATTGAAAGTATCTTGCAAGTTTTTGGCGGTATTATGTATGTACATGCAGGCCAAATATGCATGACCACAGACCGTAAAACACTCTCTGTTGCATCGTTTAATGAACATAATATGGTTGGTTCAGTGCAGATTACTACTAGTGGCGGTACTGATTATTTCAACACAGTTGATGCAAAGTTTGTTAACCCATTATCCATGTACGCAACCGATGTTTTACGCATCCCATCAGATATTACTACTGATGAAGCTATAAAACATGATGGGCAGGTTATCACCCTAAGCCGGGACTACTCCTGGTGTTACGATCAAGATACATTGGCAAGGATGGTCAACGTTGATGTACTGAAAGCGAAGTATGCGTTGCGAACAATCAGCTTCACCACCAGTGAGGGCTGGGATCTCAAAGTATGGGATGCGATTGATGTTAAGAACGATGAGTTAGCCATTAATGGCAAGTTCAAAGTACTGTCAAAGGATGTAGCAACCGATCAAGAGAACGTAGGGTATGTAACCATCACTGCTGTAGAGGCTCCTGACCAGATGTATGATGGCGTCGATGTTGGTATCTGGTCGCCGGGTGGTGTAATTAATTTCCCCCAGCTAACCGTTATACCGCCTACAGAATTAAATGTTAGCCGTATGGGTAACATCACTAGCGGCTCTGTGGTGGAGATGAGCTGGAAGGGCAGTACCGATCCTTACCTACGGGGTTACTATGTCTACTACCGTCTCAGTAATGCTTCAAACTGGACGTATGCGGGTAGCATCTCAAAGTATCAAACCGATTATGAGTTATTCAATCTAAGCGATAGTGACCGTTATGATTTTGCCGTAGCGGCATACTCAAACATTGGGTTAGTCAGTGACAAGTTAACGCTACTGGGGCTAGTACCATCCTACAGCTTTGCCTTACCCGCTGTAACTGGCCTGCACCTTGTGAACAACACAGTTAGTCAGTACGAGACGGATAGTGGCGACTTCAACATTGCCTGGAACGATCAGACAAACCTTAAGGTTAACGGGCGTACCTTTTCTGAGTACTTCAAACAGTACGAGGTAAGGATCTACAACGGTAATACTCTCGCGTATACCTACAATACGCAGCAACCCAGTTTTGATTTTACCTTTGAGAAGAACGCCGCAAGGATTCGTAAACCTACAATTGGGATTATCGCAAGGGGCTATACAAGCGGTACGTACTCTGAAGAGGTTAAGATCACCGTTGAGAACAAGCAACACAAAGCCCCGTCAGGTAGCTATAAGATAGCCCCTGGCTACAAATCTTTGTTCGTCGATTGGGATGATACTAAGTTAGAGCGGGATTATGTCGGTACGTATATCAGTATTCAGAACACAGTGAACAGTACTGTAACGAATATGAATACTGCTTCACCACAGTTCACAAGCTTCAATCTGGTTGAGGGAACATACAAGGTTAAGCTAGCCCATTACGATATATTTGGAATAGATAATCTAAACTATACGCCGGAGAGTACTATCACTGTAAGTGGTGATTATCATTTCTCGGAACAGGATGTTGAGAACATTAATGATATTCTGAATCTCAACACTCGTCTGTCTGATACGCTTGATGATGCAATTGCTGCTGCATATGCGAATACAAATACAGTAGTTACACAGACTAAACAGGAATTTGATAGTAAGATTTCTGCCAGTCAGACACTACTACAGACTCAGATCACTGATAACAATAGTGCCATGAGTCAGCGTATCGGTATTGTTGAATCTAGTGTAGGGGATAATAATTCGAAGATTGTTAATCTTACTCAGACAGTAGCAAATAATAACAGTGCACAGACACAATCAATCTCCCAGTTGCAAAGTACTTTCAACAATCAGATCGGTAGTGTTAATACACAGTTAAGTACTAAGGCCGATGCCGCAACGGTTAACAGTTCCTATACAATGAGTGTAAACGCAAATGGTGTAGTAGCAGGATTTAAACTACTTGCCAGTACTGGAGCTACTAATACCAGTGCCATGTATTTTGCAGCGGATAGGTTTATTATTTCACCAACTTATGGCGTAACTACTAATGCTGTTGCACCTTTTGCTGTGTATAACGGTATCGCATATCTCAACAATGCAATCATCGCTGATGCCAGCATTGGTACTGCAAAAATTAGTGATGCTTCTATTACAGTATCAAAGATTGTTGATGGTCATATTACCAATGCAAAGATTCAGGATGGTGCAATTACAAATGCAAAGATAGCTAATACTATTCAAAGTAATAATTATTATCCAAACTATTCTGGTTGGCAGATCAATAAAGACGGTACTTTCTATATCAATGGTAATGGCGGTACAGGTAGACTAATCATCAATAATAACCAAATTCTAATATATGACAATAACAGTGTCTTACGTGTACGTATGGGATTATGGTAATAAATAGTTGAGGGGTTATCCCCTCAATATCTTAAAGGAATAAGAAATGAATAATAATTTAATCATCAATAGTAATGGTAGAAAAATAACCAATGGGGATAGGGTCTTTTATAGCAATGGGTGGAGAGTTAACAATATTGATCCTGAAGGTTACACCTTTAAACTAATCAAAGACAAAGTTGAAATAAAACTACGCAGTAAGAAGGACTGATTATGTCACAAGGTCTTCAATGCTGGGATGAGTATGGGAGGTTAATAGTAGATGTTGGTGATTACAACATGCGTTATATCGGTACTGTTAATCTTAACGTCGGTCCTGGAGCTAATGCATGGTCTGTACCTGTTCAGGGGATGCGTCCTAATGGATGGTTAGCAGTGTTGCGTACCAGTTTGTACTGGAATGATTACTACTGCATACCGGGCAACAATGCCTTCACAGTGCAGTACCTACCAGTCTCATCACCGTACACGGCAACACTCACATTTGATATATACAAGTACGATGTTTAAGGGGGAACCATGTCAGGTTTCGAGGTTTACAATTCAAATGGTGCACTGACGATAGATTCCGACAACAAATCTATTGTTATGAGTACCGTTAAGGGGATGGGAGGGCTGTCAGATACAGGTTTCTATCGGTTCATAAGCGATTTTGGCGATGGCGGCAATCTGGGTTTTTTGGCAAGTGACTTCTTCCCCGCTACCGGGTTGCGATGGTATCAACCACAGGTGAATGGTAGCTACTGTTTTCCGGGTGCATCTCTCTTTCAGGCTAATACAGGCCGCTTTATGATTTGTTCAAATACTACAGCTATACAGAGTGGGTATCTTGATGTGTTCGATGGTGCAGGTCAACTAATCTGGAGTGCGGCAAGTGCGGGTACTATGCCACGGATAATGGATTTTTTTACTGTACCATCATCCCATGATCTTGCTACAACATTGACGCTAAATACAGCGTTTGCTGATCCGTGGATTTGCATCAGTCAGTGTCCAGGCAACATCTCATCTGATGGTATTCAGGGTGGGTACTCAGGTCTGCTGGTTCGCCGTCTTAGTAGTACTCAGTTTCAATTACAGTACATAAACAGGTTTCAGAAACCTTATCGTACTGCGATGGGTAACAGTGGATTGCGTATAGCACTGGCATACTTCACAGGGTACTAAATAATATAATAATAACAATAATGAGGCAGTTTATGGAAATGGGTAAGTAGAAACTAAGGTGCTTTTAGCTGAAAATACTATAGAACGTCTGGAAGCAGAGCAGGATGAAATGAAGAAGATGCTCAGAGGGCTGGAAACACAGATTAACCAATTAAATGTTAAGGTTGAACGTATTTTAGCAATTCTGGAAAGTAACAAAGGGGCATAATAGCCCCTTTATTATTTGTTCTTAAGTTGTGAAATCATACTATCTATTCGATTAGGAGTCTGACGATACCAGAGAGAATCCTTAGCCTGTTTAATCGCTTCACTATAGTTTTGCATTTTCAGTGCTGCAATCATCTTCTTGAACTTCAGAACACCACCTAGTCCTAACTGAAAAACCATGATAATCATAAAATCATTCCAGTCATCAGGTAGGGTAAGTTGTAGTACTTTCACGTTGGTTCGTGCTATAGCAATATCTTTATCAAGTAATGCATCAGCTTGTGCATCGGTAAGGCCAGCACTGAAATCTTCACCACGTTTGATCAAGTGACCATAGCCAATAGTCGCGAAACCTTCACTATCATAATAAGGGTAAAATCTCCCATTACGGTAGTACTTCATCTTTGCCTGATAAGTTGCTGTACCTTCATATTCCTTTAATCTTGTTTTTATATCCATTGAATAAATACCTTATAAATTATTAATAAAGGTATTTATATGTGTGAATGGAATTATGCTGATACCTGGATGGAACAGGATGTAACTAATGGAATGTATGCTGGTTTTGTTTATATGTTTCAGTTTGAGGATGGTACTAGCTATATTGGATCAAAACAGATTTATAAGCGAGTTAAGGATCGTAAAAAAATCAATAGTACTTCAGTAGAAAATGGGTGGCGTGAGTACACCAGTAGCAGCAAGGTTGTAAATGGTAAGATTGATAATGGTGATAACTATACAAAAACTATCCTATGGTGTTTCCCTACGATGAATGAAACGCTATTGGTTGAAACTATTCTTATCCTTTCAGAAGGTCTAAAACCCCATAATCTTAATCTTGCAGTTATGCATAAAGCAAGATTACCAACTGGTGAAAATAAACGCCGCTTATATGGAATAGTGCAGGAGCTGCTATCATGGTTAAACTGAAGGATTAAATATATATGTTGAAAGTAAAAATAAATGGAATAGATAACTCAAGGGCTTATCTTAATAAAACAGGGGAGAAGTTAGGTAGAAACTTCCAGAATGAAATAATCAAAAGGTCAAGAGAACTATCCATTAAAATGCAAAAAGATTTAAACGATTCTGTAGATAAAGGTGCAGTACCATTTACTAACCGTGCAGTACTATTCCTATACAGAAAAAAGGGTACGGGTGTTAGTACTACAATCATGATCAAAGACATTCAGGCTCATTACCTATATGAAGTACTGGTACAGCCAAAAGCTATTGATAAGTTCATACCTACCAGTAAGGCACGTTTAACCAGTCAGGGGAACATTGCCGGGCTTAAACGAAACCTCTCAAATGGTCGCTTCAAGGTCGTGAAGGGTAAGAATGGCAAAGAACGTTTGATTGATACTAAACAGAAGAAGAAAGAGAAACGTGTGATCGCTGTACGTGAAAACAAGAAGCGAAAGCTAATTTATGATTTCTACAGAAATGCAGAGAAGGGAGCAGTACTGATAATGAGTGACATACGTGGCTCATTTATAGTTAAGAAGGGATAGGATGAATTTTGAAGAACACTATGGTGAATTGACTGGAGAAATCGAACTGAACGGTTTAGTACCCTATGCTAACAGTATGCCAATTCACAAATGCTTTTTGGGTAAGAAGTTCCAGAAAGTACTAAAAAAGAAAAAAATTAATATTGAACACTTTATGAATGTTTGCTTTGAAACGCAGCAGGATTTTACTGAGGGTGAGTTACTAACATGGTCACTACAGGGTGAAGGAATGGATGTTTATGCAATTGAGTGTAAGCAGCTCTTTGTGAAAGGTAAGCATTTCTGGGTGTACTGTGTGGGGATCATTGAATGATAAGCGTAATAATTGAACTGATGAAGTCTGGGTTAGACTTCTTCTTGAAGAAAAAAACCATCGAACAGGAAGTAACCCAAACTAAAGCAGACGGACAGATAGAAACCAACAAAGAAGAAATTGAGAAAGTTACCTTTCACTGGCGTAACGCTTTAGGATTTGTGATTACATTAATCATCCTCTACAACTGGATTATCGTTCCAGTACTTGATGCTTTCGGTATTGTGGTAATTCAGGTTCCGTTGGGGCAGCTACTGCAAGTACTGCTTATTATGGTTGGTGGAAGCTAAGAAAGCCCCTTATGGGGCTTTTTTCATTTTTTTGCATATAGCTTTAACTAAATGATAAAAAATAATTGAAAGTAGCACGATGAATCCTACTATTCCGTAACCCCATCTGTCATGTATGTTTGATGCTTTATCAAATACAGCAACTGGTATTGATAAAAATGCTACTGCAACACTAGATAAAAACCAGAAGTCAATTTTTTGGCCTCTAAATTCCACATATTGCAATTTCTCTCTCACTAAGCTGGTTCCGGGAATTATTGTAAGTATTAAGGCATAAACTCCTAACGCACCTAATGTTGTGAGTTCTGCTAGTTTTAGTAGAAAAATTATAATTGCGTTAGCTGCAACAGTTATTAAAAATACCAACAAAAACTTCAAAAAACTGAAAAGCTTATTCATGCCAAACCCCTAAATACCCATACTAAAATTATAGAAGGGTATTTTATGGCAAGAATCACAAAAAAGGAATCTGCTAATCATAATAGGGTTATGGAGTTAGTACATTCTGATCGAGAACTGAAGCATGAAAAAAAGAGTTTAGCCTCCAGAACAATACAGGGGATGTCGTAGGTTCAACCGGAGCCTTCTTCACCCCTGAACTACTCTCATGGGATTTTATCATTGATGCTGGCAGTACTGGACGCTGCATTGAATTATGTGCAGGCATCGGAAGCTATCATTCTATCAGTGGCATGGTACTAACGTAGTGTGTGAAGTAGTAATGGTTGAGTATTTTTGTGATCTAAAGCAAACGCAATGCTACATATAGTGTCTATAATTTAATTTAGCACTACATGGTGTGCTTGGCTTAAGGAGATCATGATGGGTAAAAAACAACATGTTGTACCCCATAATGGGGCTTGGGCTGTTAGAGGGGCAGGAAATGGGAGAGTTACATCAACCCATAGCACACAGCAGCAGGCGATAGATGCTGGCCGTGCAATTGCCCGAAATCAAGGCAGTGAACTTGTAATTCATCGTCCCAATGGTCAAATCCGTGATAGTGATTCACACGGTAAAGATCCATTCCCTCCCAAGGGATGA